AGAGCACTGGGAGGTTATTAGTTTCCCCGCGATTCTGCCTAGTGGAAACCCGCTTTGGCCAGAGTTCTGGAGTTTGGCTGAACTGGAAGCGTTGAGACTGGAACTCCCGGCGGGTAAGTGGAATGCGCAGTACCAACAGGAACCGACGTCCGAAGAGGGCGCGATTATTAAACGGGAGTGGTGGAGGCTGTGGGAGCCAGAGAAACCTCCGAGGTGTGAGTTTGTGATACAGAGCTGGGATACGGCGTTCACCAAATCGGAGCGGGCCGACTATTCTGCGTGTACTACCTGGGGCGTGTTCTATAAAGATGAGAACGAAAACGACCCCAATGTGATTTTGCTCGATGCATTTAAAAAGCGCATGGAGTTTCCGGAGTTGAAAGAGAAGGCGTTTAACTATTACAAGGAGTGGGAGCCAGATGCATTTGTTGTTGAGGCCAAAGCATCTGGTGCGCCGCTGATCTATGAGTTAAGGGCGATGGGGATCCCGGTGCAAGAGTTTACGCCAAGCAGGGGTAATGATAAGATGGTCAGGATCAATTCTGTATCTGATTTGTTTGCAAGTGGAAAAGTCTGGGCGCCAGCAACCAGGTGGGCGGACGAGCTGATAGAAGAGATGGCCGCCTTTCCAAACTCAGACCACGATGACTTGGTTGACTCCAGCACACAAGCGCTGATCAGATTTAGGAAGGGTGGATTTTTGCGTCTACAAACAGACGAGGAAGATGAGCCTCTCAGATTCAGACGCAAGATGGCATATTATTAAGGACGATCATGATTGACAAAAGCCTATACGAAGCACCAGCCGGTTTAGAAACATTGGACACCGGTGAGCCTGACATTGAAATTGAAGTTGTCGACCCGGAAGAGCTTAATGTAAAGATAGGTGACATGGAAATATCCATGGCCGGCGAAGAAGATGACACGTTTGATGAGAATTTGGCAGAGACTTTACCTGATGATGTTATCCAAGAGATTGTTTCTGACTTGCTTGATGACTATGATGAAGATGTAGCTTCTAGGAAAGACTGGATGCAGACTTATGTTGACGGTCTTGAGCTTTTGGGTATGAAAATAGAAGAGCGCGCAGACCCTTGGATTGGCGCTTGCGGTGTTTATCACCCACTTTTGTCCGAAGCACTGGTGAAATTCCAAGCTGAAATCATGATGAGCACTTTTCCGGCTGCCGGACCGGTCAAAACACAGATCATTGGCAAAGAAACACCGGAGAAAAAGGACGCAGCCAACCGGGTTCAAGACGATATGAACTATGAGTTGACCGATAGGATGATTGAATTCCGCCCAGAACACGAAAGAATGCTGTGGGGCTTGGGTTTATCGGGTAATGCGTTCAAGAAAGTGTACTTTGACCCCGTAAAAGACCGACAAACGTCGATTTTTGTACCGGCAGAAGATATTGTTGTGCCGTATGGCGCTTCGGATATTGAAACATCTGACCGCGTTACCCATGTTATGCGCAAAACAGAGAACGAATTGCGTAAATTACAAGTTGATGGCTTCTATATAGATGAAGACCTGGGCGAACCAGAGAACAATCTAGACGAAGTAGAGAAGAAAATTGCCGAAAAGATGGGATTTCGGGCTACTACAGACGACCGATACAAGATTCTTGAAATGAACGTGAACCTGGACCTAGAAGGCCATGAGCACGAAGATGAAGATGGTAATCCCACTGGAATTGCACTACCTTATATTGTTACCATTGAAAAAGGGAGCAAGAAGTGCTTGGCCATTCGCCGAAACTGGCGGCCAGAGGACAAGAAAAACACCAAGCGCCAGCATTACGTTCATTATGGATATGTGCCAGGGTTTGGTTTCTACTGTTTTGGCTTGATCCATTTGGTTGGGGCTTTTGCCAAGTCTGGAACCTCTATCCTGCGCCAGCTGGTGGACGCTGGTACTTTGTCCAACCTACCAGGCGGATTCAAAACCCGAGGCCTGCGGACAAAAGGGGACGATACACCTATTGGACCGGGAGAGTGGCGCGATGTTGACGTCCCAAGCGGGGCTATCAAAGACAACATCATGGCGCTGCCGTACAAAGAGCCAAGCCAGGTCCTGGCCACACTGCTGGACAAGATTGTTGATGAAGGCCGTCGGTTTGCTTCAGCTGCCGATATTCAAGTTGCGGATATGTCGGCCAACTCACCGGTGGGAACTACGCTGGCCATTTTGGAACGCTCGCTCAAAGTCATGACCGCCGTCCAGGCTCGCATTCACTATTCTTTTAAACAAGAGTTGTGTTTGCTCAGAGATATTATCCGCGACTACACTCCGCCCGATTACTCTTATGAGCCAGCTGAGGGTAAGAAAACTGCCAAGCGCGCTGACTACGATTTGGTGGACGTCATTCCTGTTAGCGATCCCAACGCAGCCACTATGGCGCAGAAGATTGTCCAGTACCAGGCCGTCATTCAACTGTCCCAACAAGCCCCGCAGATCTATGACTTACCACAGCTGCACCGCCAGATGTTGGATGTTCTAGGTATTAAAAATGCCGAGAAGCTGGTGCCGCTTGAGGATGATGAGAAGCCAAAAGATCCAGTGACCGAGAACATGAATGCACTCAAGGGTAAACCTATGAAGGCATTTATCTATCAGGACCACGATGCCCATATCATGGTTCACCAGGCATTCATGCAAGATCCCAACGTCACCAAGACTATTGGCCAAAACCCGCAGGCCAACCAGATTATGTCGGCTTTGCAGGCTCACATTGCCGAACACCTTGGTTTCCACTATCGCAACGAGATCGAAAAACACATGGGCGTCACCATGCCCAATCCAGAAGACGAGCTGCCAAAAGAAGTCGAAGCAGAACTGTCCAAACTTATTGCAACCGCAAGCCAACAGTTACTGCAAGAGAACAAGAGCGAGGCCGCTCAACAGCAGGCGCAAGAGCAAGCCAAAGATCCTTTGATCCAGATGCAGATGAAAGAGTTGCAGATCAAAGAAAAAGATGTGGCCATCAAAGTGCAGAAGGCCCAGGCCGAAGCGCAAGCTAAACAGGCACAAATTGCAAATGAATCAACCCGTATTGCAAACCAAAAGGAAATTGACTTTGCTAGGATTCAGGCAGAAATGTCCAAGCAAGCCGGAACCCTGGGACATCAGCGCGAAATGGAAAGTGCCCGTATGAAATTGGATGCAGCCAAGACGGCAGCTCAACTGTCGTTACAACAAAACAAAGCGGAACCTAAACAATGATCGACAAGTATTTTGAACATTTGATTTCTAAGATCAATGACAGAATTTTACAACTTCAAGAAGCTATGGGTGACGGCAACGCCGCCGACTTTGCGGAGTACAAAAAAATGTGCGGAGAGATTAAAGGTCTTCTCACTGCGCGTTCACACATCAAAGACCTACAAGAAAGAGTAACCAACAATGACGACGACGACTGAAATTTTGTTTGCAGCCAACCCGGATAACCCAATTATTACGGGCAGCTCACTCAAAACAGCAGAAGAAAAAGCAACCCAACTACCAAAGCCATCTGGCTACAAGATCTTGTGCGCAATCCCCGAGCAGGAAAAAGAATACGAAGGAGAAATCGGGATTATCAAAGCAGATGAAACCCTAAGATACGACGAGCTGCTTACCACAGTCTTGTTTGTTGTTGACTTGGGCCCAGACTGCTACATGGACAAAGCCAAGTTTCCAACCGGTCCCTGGTGTCGAAAGGGTGATTTTGTGTTGACTAGACCCAACGCAGGCTCACGTTTACAAATTCACGGTCGCGAATTCCGCATCATCAACGACGATTCAGTCGAAGGCGTTGTAGAAGACCCCCGTGGTATCAAACGCAAATAAGGAGCGTACATGTCAAAATTTGGCGAAGAATACAAATTTCCTGATGAGCAGGAAGAAAAAAACAAAGTCGACGACGAAATCGAATTAGAGATTGAAGACGACACCCCAGAGGAAGATCGCAATAAAGACCCAATGCCCGATGAGATGCGGGAAGATCTTTACAACGACGAGCTGGAAGACTACTCGGCCAAGGTTAAGAAAAAGCTGGTCCAGTTGAAGAAGTTGGCGCACGATGAACGCCGGGAAAAAGAAGCAATTATTCGTGAGCAGCAAGAAGCGATTAACCTGACCCAGAGAGTAATTGAGGAGAACAAGCGCCTCAAAGCCACCTTAAACAACAGCGAGAAGAATGTACTTAGTTCTATTCAAAGAGCGGTAGAACTTGAGTTGGAGGCAGCTAAGAAAGCCTACCGTGAAGCCTATGATTCCGGTGACACTGACCGGGTCATGGAAGCCCAAGAGCGTTTGACTGAAGCGTCCCTGAAAAAAGACAAAGTCAAAAACTTTAAGCCACCGGCTTTACAAACTGAGGAATATGAGGTACAAACGGCCCCAAGACAACCCGCACCTATTGCTGTGGATCCCAATGCCCAAGCGTGGCAAAGGCAAAATCAGTGGTTTGGTGAGGACAAGTTGATGACAGGCATGGCCATCGCCCTGCACGAACAACTTAAAGAAGAGGGTGTTGTCCTTTCTTCTCCAGAGTACTATCGCCGCATTGATGAAACGATGCGCAAACGGTTCCCAGAGAAATTTGAAACCGATAAGCTCGAGGAAACTCGCAGCACAAAACCAAGCTCGGTAGTGGCGCCAGCCAGCCGCAGCACATCATCAAAGCGAGT